TCTAAAGTCTACCGTCTTGAAAACTGGAAAGAGAACCTCAGAATAAGAATCGACAACGTTATCGACCTGTACTACGCACAGCTCAAACAACGAGAGAAGGTTGCTGTATAATGTACAACCTCACCTCCACCATTGATGAAATAGATGAAGAAGAACTATACAAACCACAGCAACACAGCACTGCTATCTCCCACAGCACACAGCTCCACTCACATATCAACTACTTCCCACAATGTCTCCTCCCCAAATGTGACCAAAAGGGAACAGACCATGCTCATATCCTCCCACACCAACAAACCATCCTTGACTGCACCACAAAATACCTCTACTGCCAAGGTGGAGTTGGCTCTGCTAAAAGTCTAGCCTTTGCTATTAAATGTATCTACCTCAGCCTCACGATTCCTAAGAATCGCGGTGTCGTTTCACGCCTTCACTATGATGATCTCTTTGACTCAAGTTGGCGTGAAATCAATGAATGCATTGACAGACTCATCGACAAAGAACTCCTCAGTTCCGTAGAGCGTACCAAGAAAGTGCAAGGTGAATACACACAAATCACCCTCCCTAACGGTAGTGAAATCAAAGCAGTGCAAGCTAAGAACTGGCAACGAGCCCTTGGTGCTAACCATGGCTGGTTTTGGATAGACGATGCAATGGAGGTTGAACGTGAATTCTTCGTTGGCACCAACACCAGTGCTGGTCTTTTATCTCGTCTCCGTCTCCCTCATATTCATTTTGACCAAGCTACCTATGCTGAGCAAACCCGTCAACACGGTTCCCTACATGGCATGGTTAGCAGCAATCCTCCTCCCTATGGCTCTTGGCTTCATGAACTCTTTGGGGATACTCCTGGTATACATACCCTCGGTGATGACCAAGTAACCTGGATGGAAGTCTCCACCGATGCTAACCCTTTCGTTGGAACAGACTACGCCAAAGGTCTCACCGCTGTTCAACGTAAAATGGGAGGTACCCAACAAACTATTAACCGCATCCTACACGGTAAATCCATACCAGCATACACAGGTGTTGCTGTCTTTCCCCAATTCAGCCACAGCCAGCATGTTGCACCTCTTAAGTTTCGTAACGACTTACCTCTCATCCGCAGTTGGGACTTTGGCTCTATCCACCCTGCAGTAGTTTTCTCCAACCTCCACAAATGTACCTATGGTACCAACCACTACTTCACCCTCAGTGAAGTCTGTGAGGTGCACAACACCACCATCTACAACTTCTACGATAAATACGTACTCCCCCACACCAACGCTCTATACCGCAATGCTACCCTCATAAGAGATTGTGGAGACCGCTCAGGCTATCGTCATAGCAGTAGCAACAAAGATGGCAGAAGCGATATGAAAATCCTCATGGATGAGTACCATCTCCCATTCCGTTGGAAATACATCAACCTTGAACCGTCCCTTCAATACATGCGGAGCCTCTTACAGCCAAAAGAACCATGCCGTTGCGGTCTGCCTCATATCCTCATCAGCAACAAGTGCAAGAACCTTATCGGTGCACTTGAAGGTGGCTACCACTTTGCTAAACCTCGTAACAGCGTTCAAAGTGATAAACCCATAGAAGATCGTCGTTTCGCTGATGTAGCCTGTGCATGGCGATATGGTGCAGAGAACTATGTCAAATGGGGTATGTCCTACGAAGAAAAACAGCAACTCCACCAAACCCCTCAACGTTTTCACCACCAGCAAACCCTTGAAACAACAATGCACCGTTGGTTAAACGCTGCTGACTTACCTGCATAGCCTTAACAAACCCTTGACACCCCACTATGAGAAATGTACACTCCAAGTGTCCCCTTACATCTCTTACATGGTAAAGACACCGTGCCAATCGAACAAGAAACACAGCTTAAAACAGCCCTACGAATCGCATACACTGAGCAAACTGTTGCTATCCGTATGAGACGGCGTTATGTTGAAGAACGCATGCTTCGTGCACGACGAACCTGGATGGGTTACTCTATCCCTCGTTACATCCCTACTGATACCTCAACAGGTGGCTATACCATCCCAGCTGCTCGACGGGTTGATGAAAGAGCAATAGTGCGCTGCATTAAACTATTAACACCAGCGGTGAAATGGTTTGAAGTAGCCCCGATGAGTGGCAGCAACGTCACCCAAGACAAGCTCAGCAACGTTGACAGCTTCATGTGGTATGTGATGCGGAAGAAGATTAAAAGCCGTAGCAACATCAGCCAACTCTGCCGTTGCATGCTTCTCTATGGCTTCGCCGTCCTCAAAACATCTATCATGGTACAAAAAGGGGAAGTCTGGCCTACACAACGAGCTGTTGACCCTTTCTCCTTCTACATCTACCCCGAAACAGCCCCAACAATCGAAGAAGCTGATGATGTCTTTGAAGATTTCCTCTTCTCCTTAGAGCGTTATCAAACCTTTGTAGATAAAGGCATTGTTGACCCTATTGAGCGTAGTCAACTCCTCACACCAGACTGGCCGTATCACCTTACAGAACGCCTAGCTTATCAAGGCATCACAGACCCCAACGCTAACGTTGACAACAGGATAGATCAAGTCAGCGAGCAGCTTAAGAAAACCACCAACGCCTTCGTCTCCCTCACTGAGAAATGGATACGTCGTGAAGGTGAACTTTACCAAGTCTACATCGCATGGAATCTTGTCAATGGCCCTCGTATCGTCGGCTTCTTCAAATCACAATATGACGACCCTTTATACAGAATGGCTGTACACCGCCCTCTCCCAGGTGAAATGTACACCACATCTCAAGCTGATGATATTGATGAGTTAAACAGCGCACAGCAAGATATGTTCAACCAATTCCACGACGCTGTTAACCGTGAACAAGGCTTTGTTGCCTTTGGTGGCTCATCTGGTATGCGACGTGACACCTTTAAATTCCAAGGTGGAGCCAAATGGGACTTTGGGCCAGAGAACCCCAAGGAAACTATGTTATTCATCCAGCCACCTGTGACAAGCACAAATCTGTTACGAGCGTGGCAGATTGATAACGGCTACATGCAGAGCATGGGTGGAGCTGGTACTATCGCAGAAGGGCAACCAGGCCGTAACATGCCACGTAGTGGAGAAGCGGTAAGCAGCTTAATTAACCTTGGCATGGCTGACATCCAGGACATTGCAGAGGTGATCGAACAAGAAATCCTTACCCCTTCACTCAGCGATCTTTACAAAGTTGCTAACATGATCCCTGATGCACAGCTCATGCGTATTCCTGGCGGTAAAGCTCTCTACGGTAGCGATGATGAAATCCAAAGTAACGTCATCAGAAAAAGAGACATCATTGGCGACTTTGAATTTGAATGGGTAGGCTCCCTTCAATTCCAAGATGAAGCTGCTAGGGCTCAACGCCTTATGATCTTCCTGAACATGGCACCGACACTCATGCCTTTGCTACAAGAACAAGGCTACACGATGAACCTACCAGACCTAATACAGATGATATGGCGAAGCGGTATAGGTGAACGTGGCCTTGCTAAGGTGGTAGTAACCCTTCAAGAAATGCAAAGCATCATGCAGGAGCAAGCTGCTGAGTCTGGTGTACCTGTTGGACCCCAACAAACGCCTACTAACCTCCCACCAGAAGTCCAAGCACTACTTGACTCTGTAAAAGGCCAACAATCACCAAATGGTAATGGCACAACCCCACAACAAACAAATGGAAAGGGTATTCCTGGCCTTAACCTCAACCTACCCCAAGTCACATCTGGCTTTATTAACAGGAGGTAACTATGTCTATTGTAAGCAACATCAAAGTCGTTGACAAATCTGGTAACACCGTTATCAACGTGGATGAAAACGGCTTTAGAGATGGCAGTACCATCTCTCGTGTCTATTCACCCTTTGAATTTCTCTTTGATCGTATCTTCGCTACTCCACTTGCTGCGTATATGTGGCGATGCTTTGAAGGAGTGTGGCAGGTAACAAATGTTGGTGCTGATTGCTCAGTCACAGGGGGTGCATCAACCACCGCAGATGTGCTTGTCTGTGCACCTGCTGTTGCTCCTGGTTCTGGTACCTCTCAGCTCACTGCTGTGATTGATATTGAGGAGACAGCACCCTTCCAGCGTACAGGTACTCTCATCGCTTCACCTACCTTGATACATCCAGGCATGCTTGTAGCTCGTGTCTACGCTGGTACTGTTGCCTCTGTTGAAGGTATCCTCACTGTACAGATTAGGAGGATTAGCTAGCTATGGCTGAAGAAAACGACGTTGACATTAACAAAGTCAACGAATACATCAGCGGTGTTGTGCAGGAATCCTTCAAAGAAGCAATGGCAACCTATGAAGCACAGCGGCCTCAACCTGTACAGCAGCAACAAGGCTTAACCCAAGAGCAAGCTGCACAGCTTCAACTCAAGCAGATGCTTGACCCTTTTATTCAACCAGAGATCAACGCTGCTAAGCTAGCCGCTGCTGATGCAAGTGATAAAGTTGACTTTTATAGCAAAGCGGAGAACCGTCAGCATCAAGCTGAGGTTGAAGCAATGTTCACCACTTTGAAATCACAAGGTAGAGCTATCCCACGAGAGGATATTAAGAACTACCTTATCGGTAAAGCCTACAGTGACGATCCCAAGAAGTTCACTGAAGCAGAAGCCCAACGTCACAAGGAGCAGATGAACAACGCTAATAGCTCTGTAGATATGGGCTTAAGCGCTCTCGACCGTGCAAAATCAGACCCCGTATGGAGCAATGTACGAAGCATGAGCCTTGAAGACCTTGAAAAGAACCTTGAAGGTATCACTTTCTAATGGCACTTAAACCAAACGTCCTCGAAGCGTTAGAGATGGCTAGACAGCTTAAAGACAAACTAGCCACACTTAACAGAACACGCTATACAGCTCTCGCTAGTACAGCAGTTGAGTTT